TTTGAATTTGTTTCCGCACGTTTGACCGCCGTCGGCGTGGTCGCTGAAATCGACGCGTTCGCATTGCAAATGTTCGCCGACGCTTGGGAGGATTACATCGCATCGCGTGAGGTCATACGCCGCGACGGCCCGACATACACGACCACGACAAACACGGGCGACATCATGTTTCGCCCACGCCCGGAGTTGTCGATGATGAACAACGCGTGGGAGCGGTTGAAGAAAATCATTCCCGAATTCGGAATGACGCCGAGTTCACGCGCGAAGATCAACGCAAAGGACGAAGTGCAAGATATTGACGATTTGTTGTCATGATCGACCAAGTCAAAGCAAACCGCGCGGTCAATTTCATTGAGCGCATTTGCACGCACGTCAAAGGCGACCTCGCGAACCAGCCGTTTATTTTGGAGCAATGGCAACGCGATTATATTTCGCAGTTGTTCGGAACGATGGGGCCGGGCGGATTGCGCCAGTACCGAACCTCGTTCGTTTTCCTGCCGCGTAAAAATGGCAAATCGAATTTGATTGCCGCGATTGGGTTGTATCTATTATTCGCCGACAACGAACCCGGTGCTGAAATCTACGTCGCCGCCGCCGACCGCGAACAAGCGAACGCAATCTTTGAGGTTCAAAAACAAATGGTTCTGAACTCGGCGTTCCTTCGTGGCAAATGCAAAATTTACCGAAATTCAATCACGTTAAACGGAACCAACTCGTTCATTAAGGCGATCAGCGCGGACGCATCGACAAAGCACGGCTTCAGCGCACACGCGGTGTTGTACGACGAACTGCATTCGGCGCCCAACCGCGAGTTGTGGGAGGTTTTGACGACCTCGGTGGGCGCCCGTTCACAACCTTTGGTTTTGGGAATCAGTACGGCGGGAATCGACCGCGGCGGTTTGTGTCGTGAATTATATGAGTACGGCAAACGCGTTTTGACTGGCGCGATTGACGACCGAACATTCTTGCCCGTTATTTACGAGGCACCGCTCGACGCCGACCCGTTCGACCCGAAGACGTGGTTGATTGCAAACCCGAACCTCGGCGTTTCCGTTCGCATGGAATACTTCGAAAAAATGTCGGCCGAGGCAAAGATTTTGCCGACGTCGGAAATCGCGTTCAAACAATTACACCTAAACCAATGGATTTCGTCGTTCGATGGTTGGTTGACGGACACCGATTGGTGCGCGTCCGCTGGCGTCGTTGACCTTGACGAACTGCGCGGCCGAACGTGCTTCGGCGGTTTGGACTTGGCCGCCGTGTCCGACGTTTGCGCCTTTGTCTTGGTTTTCCCTATGGACGACGGCGAAATGAAGGTTGTTTCGAAATTCTTTGTTTCGAACGCCGCGGTCGAACAACGACGCGGCCGCGTGGGGGCGTCGTACGATGCGTTTGTTTCGGTCGGTGAGTTAATCGTGACCGACGGGAACTCAACGGATTACAACGTGATATTTGAAGTAATGCTTGAAATGTCAAAGGTGTTCGACATTAAGTCCGTGGCCTTTGACCGCTGGAACTCGTCGGCATTGGTTCAACGACTGGTTGAGGCCGGTTTCGACATGGATCCATTCGGCCAAGGGTTCGCGTCCATGACCCAGCCGATTCGTGAAATGGAAATAATGATCAAGAAAAAAACGCTTCACCACGGCGGGAACTCGATGCTTCGGTACATGGTTTCGAACGTGCAAACAAAATTCGACGAGGCTATGAACGTAAAGTTCGTGAAAAATAAATCGGCCGATAAAATCGACGGCGTGGTTGCGCTGGCGATGGCAATCGGTGAATATATGACCGCGACGCGTGGCGCGAATGACGACAAATCGGTGTACGAACAAACGGGAATCCGCTACCTATGAAAAACACAATTAACACCGCGCAAGTGTTTCAAAACCAATGCGCGACGCTCGATTCCTTCAACCAATTATTCAATGTTTACATTGGTGAAGGAAATCAAAAAATCGCTGCCTATGAATCGTGTGAAATAATGCACGTTTCAATGTACGGGCGGCGACGTTTTCAATCATACCAATCGTTTCAAAATTCATTAAATCATGCAAAACGAAACCTCACAAATCAACGATAAAATTTCCGAAATCATTGAGAAACTCGAAGATTTGGTTTTGGCAAAAAATACGACCTACGGCAATTCGCTACAAAACCCGGTTCGGGTGTTTTCAAGGGCCACGTCGGTCGAATCCATTTGCGCCCGCATCGACGATAAGTTGTCGCGCATTTCAGCGGTCGGCGTGAACGACGATACCATTGACACGATTTATGATTTGATGGGTTACTACGTCCATTTGTTGATTGCGCTGGAGCGTGAAAATTGACGTTGTTCAAAAGTTTCTTTGTATTTATTTGGTTTATATTGATGCGCCGTGTATTTTATTTATATATATATATATCCCTACGGGATATATATATATATAAATAAAATCAACAACGCGTGTCAATAAGTTTTGCGGGAACATCCGCGCATGGTTCGGAAAACTATTCGTATTTTTGAAGGGGATATACCTACTATGGCCGAAACGAAACCAACCTTTGCAGCCCGCGTGATCGGATTATTCCGCGCCTCACCGAACAACCCTTCAACCTCGTTGGCCAAACCCGCGGAATGGTTATTCTCGGACGACCGCTCAAAGACCGGCGTTGCGGTCAACGAAAAATCCGCCATGACGTTTTCGGCGGTTTGGGCATCGGTTCGTATTTTATCGGAAACCATCGCCTCACTACCTTGGAACGTTTACACCAGCGAAGACGAATCGCCAATGGTTGTGCCAAGTCACCCGATCACGAAAGTATTGCGCCGCCCCAACGCAATGATGACGTCAATGACGTTCCGCGAAACGATGATGGCGAACCTCGCCCTTCACGGCAACGCGTTTGCATTCATTGAGCGCGACGGCGCGGCCCGTGTGACGCAAATGATTCCCGTTCACCCGTTGCGCGTTGAAATCAAAGTGGTTCAGAATGAAAAGTTTTACCACGTTGACAAAAAAGAAGTTTACTCGGATTTTGAAATGATCCACGTTTGCGGTTTGTCGTTCGACGGGGTTATGGGCATTTCACCGATTAAGGCCGCCCGCGAAACATTCGGAATCGGTTTGGCGGCCAACCAGTTCGGCGCTCAATTCTTTGGCAACGGCGCAAACGTCGGCGGCGTATTAACGCACCCCGGACGTTTGTCGGACGAAGCCTATACGAGAATCAAAAATTCGTGGGCGAATTCATACGGCGGTTTGGGCAACGCCCACAAGACCGCGATTCTCGAAGAAGGCATGAAAATCGAGCGCATGACGATTCCGCCCGACCAAGCGCAGTTCTTGCAAACCCGCGTTTTTCAAGTCGAAGAAGTCGCCCGTTGGTTTCTTATTCCGCCGCATATGATCGGCGACCTTAAAAATTCCGCGACCCGTGCAAACGTCGAAGAACAAGGCATCCAATTCGTGCGAAACACCATTCGTCCGTACGCCGTGCGCTGGGAAGAAGAATTCACACTCAAATTGTTTGGTTCCGAATCCGCATTCTTTGTGCAGTTCAACCTCGAAGGTTTACTTCGCGGCGACATAAAGTCACGTTACGACGCCTATGCGGTCGGTCGTCAATGGGGTTGGTTGTCGGTGAACGACATTCGCAAAAAAGAACAACTGCCCGACGTCGATGGCGGCGACATTTATTTGCAGCCATTGAACATGGTGAACGCCGGTCAAGACGAAAGCATTTAAGACGATGCCGTGGTCTGACTATCCCCAAGCCGCAACGGACAACGCACAACGTGCGTTGAAGCATCGCGAAGAATACGATTCCCAATGCGGAACGCCCGTTGGTTGGGAAACCGCTCGCATTTTATCGGAGCGTGAGGCCATATCGGTTGAACGCTTACCCCGCATTTATTCGTTTTTATCACGCGCCAAGGTTTACGACCAAGGCGATTTTTTCGATTCCGAGAAAAACGAAATTTGCGGCTCGGTAATGTACGCCGCGTGGGGCGGTGACGAAATGTTGGTTTGGGCCGAAGAAACATATAAAAATTCTGAAGAATATAAAATGGAGCAAGAAATTAACCGCGCCGAACCCGGCGAACTCGAATTAGGCGATTTCGTGCGTTGGAATTCGTCAAATGGGTTCGCCTATGGCCGCATCATCGAAATCGCCGTAGAGGGCGAATTAGAGGCCGATTCGGGGTTCGTAGTGAACGCAACCGAAGACGACCCCGCCGCAAAGATTCGAATTTTCCAATTTGATTCCGAAATTGAGGCATACGTCGAGCAAGAACCAGCCTTGAACGTGGTGCATCGTTTTTCTACTTTAGAAAAATTCGCTGCCGACGTTCGCAAAAACATTCCAATCATGGAGCGCCGCACCACGACGCAACGCGCGGACGTGAACGGCCAAACCATCGCGGGCTATGCTGCCGTGTTCAACTCGCCGTCCGAAGATTTGGGCGGGTTCATTGAATACATCGCGCCGGGCGCGTTTGATTCCGTTATGAACGATGACGTCCGTGGTTTTTACAATCACGACTACAACTACCTTTTGGGCCGCGCATCCAGCGGAACCCTCCGTTTGTCAACCGACGAACGCGGTTTGCGGTACGAAATTGATT